TATTCTTGCTAATGTTTCAATATTATCAACCATTTGCTTATATCGTAAAGACCCTGGACTTCGTGGTTCCCATTCTTTCCATTCTTTATCTATAATTCTACTATTAGATGGTGGTATAACGACACCATCTATTTCCGAATCAGAAACGATAAAATCACAAAGATCGCTACCATCATCGTCAGATTCGTCTATAATATCACTGTCTTCTTCTGAGTCTATTTCATCTATCATATAGTATAAATTATCCTTTACGTTTCTAAAATATTCAGTTGATTGATGGTGTTCTGATAAATTTTCTTCCTGGACAAGTTCATCTTTATCTTCAAGTTCATATAATCTAGCACCTTTATAAGTCATTGATGTTTCTGAATAATAAGAAACTACTACGTAATCTTTATTGTTTTCCTTTACTTTAGCGTATATTTCATCTTCTATATCATCCTCTAAATTAACTAAAACTTTTATTAATTCTCCAGGCTGTATTTCTGAAATTTTAATCATTATTAAAGTTTTAATACAAAAATATTTACAGATATTAGCACAGATGGGAGTCGAAATTTTATCAAAAGAAGGATGTCAATATTGCGATATGGCAGTTGAATTATGTAAGGAATACAAATTAGAGAATAAAAAAACTATAGTCACCAAAGAAGAACTTAAAAAACGATGTGGTCAACAGGCATCTGTATACCCACAAATTTTTATGAACAATGAATTAATTGGAACTTATTTTGACTTCCAGGATTATCTCGAGGATGCTGAACCAATGTTATTACCAACACTCGATAGATTTACCGTTTTTCCTATACAACATGAACATTTATGGTCCATGTATAAAAAAGCCCAAATGTCGAACTGGACTGCTGAAGAAATTGATTTCTCGAAAGATATGGATGATTGGGTGAACTTAAGTGAAAATGAACAACATTTTATTAAATATATACTCGCTTTTTTTGCGGGTTCAGATGGTATAGTATTTGAAAACTTAAACGATAACTTCGCGAGTGAAGTTCAGTATACAGAAGCGCGTTCTTTCTACGCTTATCAGGAACATAATGAAATGGTACATGGAGAGACGTATAGTAAACTCATAGATAAATACATAAAAAGCTCATCGGAGAAAAAACAGTTGTTTGAGGCTATACAGACAATACCATGTATAGAAAATAAAGCAAAATGGGCTATGAAATGGTTTAGTCGCGATCGTTCGTTTGGTGAACGTTTATTAGCTTTTGCGTGTGTAGAAGGTATATTTTTTTCAGGTAGCTTTTGTGCTATTTTCTGGCTAAAGAAAAGAGGATTACTTCCAGGTTTGTGTTTTAGTAACGAACTCATAAGTAGAGATGAGGGTTTACATTTAGAATTTGCAATCGAATTATTTAAAATGTTAAAACATAAACCAAATACTTCTATAATAGAAGAGATTGTTAAAGATGCAGTGTCGATAGAGAAAGATTTTATTACAGACGCATTACCTTGTAGTTTAATAGGTATGAATTCGGAAAAGATGTCTGAATACATTGAATATGTTGCCGATAGACTATTAAAACAGAGTGGTCACGATAAAATTTGGGGTACAAAAAATCCCTTCGATTTTATGGAGAATATATCACTCGACGGTAAAACAAATTTTTTTGAAAAACGAGTTGGTGATTATGGTAAAATGGATGAAGATTCAACTTCTATTGAATTCAATGAAGAATTTTAATTACTAATAACAACTTTTTTACCGTCTTCACAAGAACACGTCACGGTTTTCCCATTACCACTTTTATATTCAGCTGGTTTTGGTAATACCGTATTATCAGTCGTATCCAAAGATCCTAAAGATAAACCTGTATCTATCATCGCAAATTGTTCTTCTGCCATACCAGGTAAAGGTTCTGGCATATCAACCATTGCCGGTGGAGCTTTTATAGTTTGTTCGACTTCAGCTTTAACTTCAGCTTCGACTTCAGCTTTAACTTCAGCTTTAACTTCTTCTTTTATTTCAGCCTTGACCTTATCAGTAACTTTACCTTCAATCTCAAACGCCTCCTTTTTGATATTCATCATTGCCCAAGAAATCAACAAAAACACTAAAGAATGAAACGCGAGACCCTTTGTTGAAGGACATCCCGTTGGTGTAGAAACCCAAGAACCAAATATTTTTCTTACGAGACGGAAAGTTTCTGGGTTAGCGATTACAAAGAATAGTAACGCCGACATTAAAGCAATAAGAAATTTCTTTTCCTGATTTTTACCTTTACAGCCACATCCACAATCTTTGAATAGTAAACTTTTTTTCTGACCTGAGCACGAACCCATGATATTTTATTAATATAGACATAGAAAAAAAAGTAACTTAAAGTTAGACCCTGTATATAAAATATAATAAACACAATGTCTAATAATATCCAAGTTTCCACGCAATTCGAACCATCTACTGTCACCTTCAGTCAATTGAAGAAAGGTAAAAACGGTGGTAAATCTGTCATGTTAAGTAATGATAATAAGAAGAAACTCTATTTACAACTTCCTTTTATGCGTTCACCGTTTGGTCTGAGCGCGTTTACCGACGAAGCTACTAACAAAACATCTTATTCACTCGATCTTTCATTCGATACCGATAACGACGAAGCGATGGAACTTTCATCAAAATTAAAAGAACTTGACGAAATTATCCTCAAAACTGTCGCATCAAATTCTAAAGATTGGCTCGGTAAAGAATATGATCTCGAGGTTATACGTCAGGCTCTGTATAAACCACTCGTAAGAGAAGGGAAGGAAGGGTACGCAGATACACTTAAATTAAAAGTACAAACAAATCAAACAGGTGATTTTATTCCAGAAGCATATAATTCGGATAGAGAACTCATTCAAGTAGACCAAATCGAAAAAAGTCAAAGATGCATGTGTATCGTGGAAATTAACCAAATTTGGTTTATTGATAATAAATTTGGTGTAAGCGTTCGTTTATCTCAAGTTCTTTGTGGACAATCTACAAAACTTCCATCTTTTGCTTTTAAAGGGTTGGATAATACAGATGAAGATTTGGTAGATGAAATTTTAGACGATCTTATCGACGAATAAAATGTTATATTAAATTAGACCAATATGGAAAAAGAACGTTATTTAAAAAATTTAAAAATTTTATCTAAACTCGCAAAAAATAAAAAAAATACTACAACACGTAAAATTAATATAGGTAAAAATCTAATCAAGAGTATGCAGGGAATGGGATGTCATCCAGAAAAATTTTTACATTTACCAACAAATAAACCTTTTTCACTTTCTATAGACAACTCTGCAAGTACTACACTAGGTACTAAAAAAATTGGTCAGGGTACATTTGGTCAGGTTTATTTAGGATGTGTAGATAAAGAATGTAAAAAGAAAGTCGCTATAAAAATTGTTATAAATGAAGATATATCACATGAATATAAAATTGGTAAGCGTTTACACCAATACGGTAGTATAAGACCTTATGTTATTGAAAAATGTAATAACGTAACGTTTATGTATTCAGAATATGCGAATAATGGAACTCTGAGATCGTTTTTAAGAGATAATAAAAAAAATTTATTACCTATACATTTTAGAACCATAATAACTCAAATTTTACATAACCTTTATAGAATACAGAAAAAGTATCCAACGTTTAGACATCACGATTTACACGCCGATAATATACTAATAAACAATACTAGCCCTTCGCGCGTTAAACTTCTAAAAGTATATAATTCTACACTAAAAGTTCACGATATAGGTCTACAAACATTAATAACTGATTTTGGATTGTCAACTATGAAAGGAATTAAAAATAAAGAAGCGGATGATCCTCATTATAAACGTACTTCTGGTATATACCGAGAATCACATCCCATGTACGATATACAGTACTTTTTGAATGTTATGAGACAGGAAATTAAAATTATGGGTGTACAAAGTGGAGTAGAAGCACTTCAATTTATAGAAAGAATTCTACCATCGGACTATTTAGGTAAAGAAACGAATAAATTAAAAGATTATCGTCTTCGCCCTTCGCCATTGGGACACCCCCAATTACCAACGTTTAAAGAAATATTTAACGATAGGTACTTTTCACCTTATAAAAAGACGGCCGTTCCCTTTGATATAAGTACAATAATAGGAAAAAGAAACTCATCGAAACCAAAACCAATCGTTGTAAAACATGGTGGTGGTAAAGTTAAAAAAACGTTGGAACAGGTCAAAAAGGAACTCGCATCTAAAAATAACAAAAAGATTATCAAAAGACCAGGTATCCGCATAGCGCGACCATCTCCTCAGTCACAACCTAAAATTAAGGTTTCTATGACAGATAAAGGATATATAAGACTTGGTACACGTAAATGTAGTTCGTATAAAAAATCGGATATAGAAAAAATGGCAAAGACTCTAGGAGTAAATACACAAAACAAAACGATCTCGAAAATATGCAAAGACATTCAATTAAAATATATAAAATAAGTATATAAACATGTTTGCCGCATTAACTTTGATCGCTATAAATATTTACATACTCATACATACAGGTACAGAAAAGTCTAATCCTAAACCTAAACCTACAGGAAAAGATGAAAAGGTTGAATGGACAGTCTATGGTGCAATGTGGTGCGGGTGGACTAAAAAACAATTGAAATATTTAAAAGATAAAGGTATACCTCACAAATTCATCGATTGCGAAAAAGGCAATTGCGATGGAATTGATGGATTTCCATTTATGAGAAGTTCACAAGGTGAAGAAATTAATGGATACAGGGAAATTTAGATACCACGGGCAACCGCGATAGAAAGCGAGAGAATAAACGCGTCAAGGAACGTATTAATTGGTTTAAGAACCGTAATATGTTTGACGAGTGATTTATTCCACGCAAATCGAAGTACGAATGTACTGATAAGAATAGCAAGAATAAAAAGAAGGATTTCAGTTACGACATCGTTCATTTTTTTGGCGTTGGCAAGATCTCTGAGCATTTTTACTTATTAATAAGATTTTATTTTCTACCATGTTATTAATGAGGAACACGCAAACAAAAAATAAAAATAAAAATAAATCACTTCCCCTGAGTGGTTCCGAACCTACATACACGCATCGTTTATGGGGACGTACAATTGGTATAGGTAATAATAATTGTTACGCATATGCTGTAGGTGATTACGAAAGTTTAAGAATGTCTAAAAGTATACCAGGTGAAAGAGCAGGTATTAGAAATTTAAGTCACTCGTATACAAACTGTAAAGGTTTACCACAGCGCGTTATTGCCGATAACCCCAAAAAAGTTTACAAAGTTCAAGCAGATACAAAGTGTAAACCAAATCATTTCAAAGTAATGATGTTTGTAGCTCCTGGTAATAAAAGAAATTACTTTAGACAAGGTGATTTTCATTTTTATAAACAACATGGTATTGTTGAATATAAAGTAAAAACAGGGAATACGTATGAAAGTATTGCTAAATTTTTTAATGTACCAGTTAGTCGTGTTAAAAAGTCTGGTAAATGTTTAGCCGGACGACTATTAAAATTTAAAGCAAACGTATTCAGTCATAAGAGAGGATGGGCAACGGGACCTTTACTCACAGATGCAAAAGGTAAAGCCATAACAGACCCTAGAAAAGCATCTAGGAATTACCCTGGGTTATCATACAAAAAGTATTGTAGTTCATTCTGTGTTAAAAACAGAGGGATCAAAGTCGGTCATACTCATCCCAAAGTCACTAAGAACACTCGTTAAGTCTTCTTCGTGTTCCACGTTAAATATTAAATCGAGAGCATCTAATACCAATTCATTATTCAAACACATGGTATTAGATGTTGCTTCATAATCATTAAATACTGTTATCTGAACCCTAAACTTAGATCCATCGAACACTTTACGACACACGGGACATGTCACTTTTCCCTTTTTTTTCCAGTTTTCTAGACAATGTGAATGAAAAACATGTCCACAACGAATAGCCTTACTATTTCTTGTTTGCCGAACATCGTTCAGGCATATGGCACATTGAGTCATTATCTAGAACACTTAAAGAATTTATTAACTGTATTATTACGTACTTTATTCGGTATCACCTG